CCAGGCGTACCTGGTCGGCGAGGGCGGCAAGCCCGAGCTGTTCGTGCCCGGCCAGTCGGGGCGGGTGTATCCGGTGGGCGGGGCGGCGGGTGGCAGGCCTGTCGTGAACCTGACAGTGCACGGCGCACCGAGTCAGCCGGAAACGAAGATCAAGCCGAACGGATCCGGCGGTTTCGACATGGAGATCTTCTTCAAAGCCGTCGAGCGCCGAATGGCGCAGAGTCTGGCCGAAGGTGGCGCATTGGCCGCGGCTGGAAAGTCGCGCTTTGGCTGGCGGGAAGTCATCTAAGAGGCTGGCTTAGCCCCGATGCCATCCAGAAACGAATCAGCAATGCGAGCAGTATCCAAAATGACCCGCTGCCCAGCGTCCGACAATACTTCCATCTGCTCCTCTCCAAGCGCGTCTGACAGCGCCGAGACTGCGCGGGCTAGGCTTTGCTCCAGTTCGAGCAGCACCTCGCGCAGCGCGCTCCTGGGGTCCTCGTGGTCTCGCACACTCAGGGCGAGGGCCTGTCCAACCAAGATGGTCAGCGCGATGCGTTCGCCGCTGGCAATGAGTTCTTCGCGATCCATGCTTTGCAGGATAGCACGGGACCCGATCGGGACGGCCGCGGCGATCAAGGGCCGGTTCGGACTGCGGGAGGCGAGCTGATGGGCGGGCCTCGCAGCCGAATCCTCGATCATCCCGACCGGGAGATCATCGACGCCGAGCTGGCCTCGTCGCGCAGCGTGGCCGCGGTGGCGCGCAAGTGGGGCTTCCCGCGCAAGACGCTCGACGACTACAAGCGCAGACACCTCCCGCCGGAACGCATCGCGGTGCTGCGCGGCCTTGCCCCGTCGGAACTCGACGCCGACATCGAGCGCCTTGTCGCCACCGGCGGCGAACGGGCGGTCATCGGCATGGCCCGCGTGGCGGTGAAGTGCGAGGAGATGGCCGAGCGGTGCGAGAAGCTCGGCGACTTCCGCAACGGCGCCACCTACCGGAATCTGCAGATCAAGGCCCAGATCGAGCAGGCCAAGTGGGCGAACCTGTACCCCAAGGGCGCGCGCACGGTGAACAACAACGTGGTGCTGTCGAATGGCGAGGCGCTGTTCCGCATCTTCGACAAGATCCTCGACACGGCGCAGACCCTGCCTGACGCGCGCCGCATGTTTGCTGCCGAGCTGCGCCAGCTGAGCGCGCCGATCGATGGGGAGGCCACCCATGCGTAACGAGGCCGAGCGTCGCTACCTCAAGGCCAAGGAATGAAAGTACGACCCGGTGCAGATGATGCGGGACGCTGGCTTCGAGCCCGACCCGCACCAGGTCGAGCTGTTGCAGTGCGATGCCCCGCAGGTGCTGGTGTGCTGGCCGCGCCAGTCGGGCAAGTCGCAGACCTGCGCCATCAAGGTGCTGCACCAGGCCTGCTTCGACCCGGGCGACGTGGTGATCCTCGCCGGCGAGAAGGAAGCGCAGGCCATGGAGGTCTGGGAGAAAGCCTTCAAGGCGCACGCCATCCTGAGCGAGCTCGGCGATCTGCCGCCCGTCGCGCGGTCCGACAACGTGCTCAAGTTCGGCAACGGATCGCGCGTTCTGGCGCTTCCCTCGACGGTCGATTCGATCCGCGGGTACTCGGCGAAGCTGGCGCTGATCGACGAGGCCGCCTTCACCGGCGACGACGTACTGGGGAAGGTCACGCCCATGCTATCCGCCACCGGCGGGCAGTTGATTTGTCCCTCCACGCCCAATGGCGACCGCGGCTGGTGGCGAGATGCCTGGAAGTCCGGCGACCCGGCATGGACCCGCCTCACGGTGTCCATCGACAAGTTGCCGCGCCTCACGCCGGCCGAGATCGAGCGGCAGAAATCCATCATGACCCCGAACCAGTTCCGGCAGGAGTTCCTGCTCGAGTTCCTGGACACGGACCTGCAGTTCTACTCGACGGAGACGATCGAGGCGGCGCTGTGCGACGACATCGTGCCGCTGTTCGAGCGCGACTGCTTGCTGGAGGCCGCATGAGCTTGACCGTGACCAAGGTCGACTACTTCACCGGCATCGACATCGGCCAAGTCGCCGACTCGACGGCTTACGCGGTGATCGAACGGCATCGCGCCGTCGCAGACCTCGAAAACCTGCATGAAGGCTGGCACGAGCGCGCCAAGAAGGAGGCTCGGGAAACGCCGACGCGGCTCGACCTGGTCTGGGCTGATCGCATCCCGCTGGGTGTGCCATACCCCGCCCAGGTCGAGATCCTCCGCGACGTCCTGCTGCGGCCGCAGCTGCGCGGCTGCGCGGTGTACCTCGACGCGACGGGTGTCGGACTTGGTCCGTACCAGATGCTCAAGCAGGCCGGCATCCGCAACATGCACGGCATCAAGATCACCGGCTCGACGGGCCCGGCCAAGCAGACCCCCGATGGATGGAACGTCGGCAAGCTTGAGCTGGTGAGCGCTCTGCAGATCGAGATGCAGACCGGGCGCCTTCGCATCGGAAGCCGGATCCCGCACGCCGCGACGCTGGTGCGCGAGCTCAAGGAGTTCCGCAGCCGCCAGAACGCGTCCGGGCACCTGACCTTCAACGCGCGCGAAGGCCAGCACGACGACCTGGTACTCGCACTCTCCTATGCGGTGTTCGGGGCGCTGCGCCCGACGCCGGTGACCAATTTCCCGATCAGGTGGGCAGCATGAGCACGACCGATTACAAGCATCCCGAATACGTACGCATGCTGCCGCTCTGGCAGCAGGTTCGCGACACGTGCGCCGGTTCGCACGCCGTCAAGGCACGCGGCGAAGCGTACCTCCCGAACCCGAGCGAAGACCCGAACAGCACCGAGGGGCGCCGGCGCTACCAGAGCTACCTGCATCGCGCGGTCTACCTCAATGCCACTGGCCGCACCCTGCAGGGGCTGGTCGGCGTGGCGTTCTCGAACTGGCCGCGATTCGTGTTGCCGAGGGGTGCCGAGTACCTGGCTGACGACGTGAACGGCTCTGGCGTGGGCCTGGTCAACCAGGCGCAGTCGGCACTGGCCGACGTCCTGCAGACCGGCCGCGGTGGCCTACTGGCCGACTGCAGTAGTCGCGACGAGACGGAGCAGCTCCGTCCGCGCACGCAGGCCGAAGCCGAGGCCGAAGGCTGGCGCGTGACGCTGAACTACTACGCGGCCGAGCGCATCCTGACGTGGGAAGTCCAGGGCGACCGCCTCACGCGCCTGGTGCTGCAGGAAACGCACGCCAAGTACGAAGGCGGGGAAGTCGAGTACATCCCGCAGTTGCGCGAGCTGGTCATGGAGGGCGGCAAGCAGGTGGTGCACATCTGGCGCCAGTTCTCCGACAAGGGCAAGTTCATCAAGGTGGCGACCTACAAGACCTCGCTGCCGTCGATCACCTTCCACTTCATCGGCGCGGAGAACAATGACCCGTGGCCGGACACGCCGCCCCTCCTGGACCTGTCCGACCTGAACCTCGCGCACTACCGCAACTCCGCCGACTACGAAGAGAGCGCCTTCCTCATGGGCCAGCCGATGCTGGCGATCACCGGCGTGACGGATGAATGGGTCAAGGAGAGGGGCGCGGTGTACGTGGGCTCTCGCGCGCCGCTGGCGTTGCCTACCGGAGGCGACGCGAAGTTCCTGCAGGTGCAGCCGAACACGCTGGCCAAGGAAGCCATGCAGGACAAGGAGCGCATGATGGCCATGATGGGCGCGCGCCTGCTGGCGCCGACCGCCGCGCCCATGACGGCGACGCAGAGCGCGTCGGAGACCAAGGCGGCCTATTCGGTGCTGTCGAACGTGTGCGACAACCTGAGCGAGGCCTACCGCGCCGCGCTGGGATCGGTCGCCCGCATGTTGAACCCCTACTCGCCGGACCAGGTCGACTTCGCGATCGACACCCGGTTCAACGACCTCATGCTGGATGCCAACGCGATCCGCGAGACCGTGGCGGCGTGGCAGGCCGGGCTGGTGCCGCAGTCCGACGCCTGGGCGACCCTGCGCCGGCTTGGTGTCGTCGACCAGGGCAAGACCGACGACCAGCTGCGCGCCGAGATCGACGCGCAGGGCCCGGCGCTGGACCTGGACGCAGCGTGACATGGCCGCATCGCTCCATGACCAGGTGACGCGCCGGCAGGTGTTCCTCGAACGCTACAAGGCCGAGGAGCTCCGGCGGCTGGACGCGTTCCTCCGCGACATCGACCGGGCGCTCAGGGAGCGCCTGGGCCGCGCCGGGACTGCTTTCCAGCGGGATCGGATCGAAGGCCTGCTGACCGAGGTCGGCACCCTCATGGAGGCTATCCAGCGGCCGTACCAGCGCGACCTGCTCGACCGCCTGCGCGAACTGGCGACGCACGAGGCCGACCTCGAGGCGCGCTCCCTGGCCGGCCTGCCGCTTTTCCAGCCGACGGTGCCACCGCCGGCGCAACTCCATGCCGCGGTGTTCGCCGCGCCCCTGGGCGCTCGGGGCGCGGGTGGCGGCCTGCTGCTTGAGGCCTTCGTCTCACGATGGGCTGAGAATGACCGCGAGCGCGTGATCGGCGCCATCCGTCGCGGCGCCTTCGAAGGACGCACGACGGACCAGATCATCCGCGACATCCGCGGCACTCAGGCGCGGCGGTTCCAGGACGGGATCCTGGCCATCAACCGGCGCGCCGCCGCGACGGTGGTGCGCACGGCCGTGCAGCACGTGGCCACGCAGGCCCGCATGGAGACGCTCATGGCGAACGCCGACGTCCTCAAGGGCTACGCCTGGAGCGCGACCCTCGACGCTCGCACCTCGTCGCAATGCCGATCCCTCGACGGCCGTGTCTTCGAGCTCGGCAAGGGCCCGCTCCCGCCGGCGCATCCGAACTGCCGGAGCTCGATCGTCCCGGTCACCAAGAGCTTCCGCGAGCTGGGGATCGACGCGGACGACTTGCCGCCCGGCATGCGTTCCAGCGTCGACGGACCGGTCGACGGCACGCTGACGTACTACGAATGGCTCAAGCGCCAGCCGCGGGCGTTCGTCGAGGAGGCGCTCGGCCCGACTCGCGCGCGCCTGTTCCTCAAGGGCGGCATCGATGCGGAGGAGTTCGCCAGGTTGCAGCTCGACCGGAACTTCCAGCCGCTGACGCTCGAAGAGCTGCGCCGGCTCATCCCGCACGTGTTCGAGCGGGCCGGGGTGTAGGCCGCAGGGCGTGGCCTGCCATGGCAGCCGGGGGCAGGATCTGGCGCAGGGCGGTGTAGGGGAAGCCCGCGCGCAGAATGCAGTCCCTGTGCAGTCCCGCAGAAACGAAAAACCCGGCTCGATGGCCGGGTTTCTCGCAAGTGCCTGATCTTCTAGGCCTTTTTTGGTGGGCGGTGTAGGGATCGA